ACAGTCATCTTATCAGTCGTGCCAGATCTGACTGCGAAGTTTGCATCAACATCAACTGTGCCATTAAACTCACTATTTCCTGATACTGTCAAGTTGCCACCAAGTGTAGTAGCACCACTGTTAACATTAAGTGCACCAGTGGATTGTATGTCAATACCTAATCCATTCTTAAGTTGTAAGTCTCCTGCACCATCAGTCCATGAAGAACCAGATGCACTACCACCAGTAATTTTTAAGTTACCTGTATCTGATAGTCCAAACTTCGCCCATGCTGAACCTGTCCAGTAGAATCCTAGATGCTCACCAGCAGTGAAATTACCAAGATATGATATGTCACCTGTGTTTGCAGCATCAGCAGTAGATGGTGTCTGTGTAACTACGTTAAACTTCTTCTCTGCTTCGTTGTTTGCTGCTTCACCCTTGATAGTTAAGTCACCACATGATACGTTCTTGTCAACCACGACGTCCTGTCTGACTGCCATGAATCCTTTGAACTCACTCTCTAACTGTGTGTCTTCAACTGTAATCTTGTCTCTGATAATAATTTCATCAAATACAGGACGTAAGTTTGCAGTCTCACCAACGATTGATAATGTTGGTGTATCAAGTGATGCTTCTTCACCAGTAACAGCAGATATTCTAGTGTTACCAATGAATAGGTCACCATTACTGTTAAGTCCAGAGTAGAATGCGATACCACCGTCTTCTTTCTGTGACTGTGATAGCAATGTTTCTGCTTCAGTAAGAACTCTGTTCTGTACAGATGGTAGACCAGTAGAATAGTTACCAGGTCCGAAACCAACATATTCAAATGTATGGTTACCAGATCTTAGAATACTTGGTCGTCTAAGTTCAGTTGCGGTTCCACCCGTTGCATTTACGGGTATCATTCTCAATGCTTGATCTATTTCAGATGCCTCACCATCTCTTGCTTCAAGTGTGATGTATCCTGCAACAGCAACATCACCTGTAGATGCGTTAGTATACTGGTTTCTATTTTCAATTATCCAGTCACCCATAGCTTCTTTAGTTATGGATAATGATAGATCCTCTACACCTGATCCGTTAGTAGTTTCAACTAAACCAACAGTGATGTTACTTGCAACAGATGTTGCTTCGTTAGGATCTTCCGTTGGGTTGTCCTTATCTAAGGTAGGATATAGATTGTTAATATTCTGTGCGAATGAGAAGTCACTTAAGTTACCATTTGTAGGTGATATACTACCTTTCAATACTGTCATGTAGTAGATACCATCTTGAACTGACTTCTTCAGTTCTTGTTCTGTCTGTATATCATAGATGTAGTAAACATCTCCATATGATTGTCCAGTAGGAACGTTTCTTGGTTGGATAACATAACCGTTGATAGGTTCTCTTGATAGTGATGTAGAGTTGTCTACAGTGTAACGAACTCTGTATGTTCTATCTCTTGATGATCTGTTATCTGCAATACGTTGTGTATAAGATGATCCTGTAAACAGTGAGTTAGCATAGAATGACTCATTACCAAGATGATAATGAATACCCTTGTATCCTGTAGTTCCGTTAACATTCTGATCACCAGATGTTGCTGCTGTTACTCTTAGATACCAGTTGCCATGGTATGTGTCATACTGTAGTGGATGATTAGGGTCGCCAGGTGTAAATCCTTGAACTGTTAAGTCAGTGTATTTGTCATCAGCAGGACTTGTGCTGCCATCAGGAGATATCAATGCAGAGTATGTGCTTTGTGATGATCCATCAATCAAAGATACATAAATCTTATCTTGTTTCCTAGCACCAATGGTGAAACCTTGTAGTTTGAATGGTGGTTTGGTTGCAACAGAAGTATATCCATATAGATATAATCTTGTGTTGACTGCACCAATATATGCCCATGTAACCTCATTATCAACAGCGATACCAGATGTATGTGTAGGTCCTGATCCTGCTCCTGCAGTAGATCCTGTTCCACCCGCACCAGAGACAGCAGTTGCTAAGTAAGCATTACCACCGTTAGTTTTTGAATCACCAACTACAATACCAGACTGGTTAATTGCCCATGCACTGTTACCTTGTGATGCGTTGTCCTGTATTTTCTGAACGTCAAGTGCAACATAACCAACAGGAATCTCACTAATAGTTCCTTTATATGCAGTCTGTGATGCACCACTAACAGCAGAACTTATATTTCTATATCCTCTGCTAAGTGTTAGTTCACCACTTGAACCATTTACTGCAGTTACAAGATATGATTCTGGGTGATCGCTAGTTCCAAATCTTATATAATCACCAGCTACAATACCATGAGTATTGTTTGTAGCAGGGACTTCTTTAGTATCAAATGTAAGAGTAAATGTAGTTCCACCTACAGCAGCATATGTTCTTGCTAACTTTTGTGGTGGTATGATATGAGTGATCGTTCCAGCTTTATCCTGTGTGAATGGTGCTGCCTTGAATCCTTTTGCTCTTAGTGCACATGAACCAAAGTTACTATTAGAGTTGGTGATAGATTGATCACCACCAGACTCAGCAACGAAGTGATCAGCAAATCCAACAGCAAACACTGACACCGCTTGAATAACACTGTCATTGGATCCTTTTACGTGATGGTTTCTGTATGATGCTTTGTATATACTATCTCCATCTGTGTGTGATCCTGCAATATATGCTGAACCATCCCACTTGATGAATGCATTATCATCTTTTTGTAGTGATACACCAGTGAACTGAGCAACAACCATGGATTTGAATCCACTTGCCTTACTACCGTCAGCGTGCATACCTTGCATACCCCATGTTGAACGTAGGGATATGTTAAAGATATATGGTGATGAACTATCAACGTTATCAACTTCTACTTTCACCGTTGATCCACTAGCAGTTGGGTTACCAGATGGTGCACCTGTGCTAGGATTCTTGATAGTATATCTAAATGTTGTTGGTGTAGGTATCGCACTAATGAAGAACGATCCGTTAAATCTGGTAGCGTCGGTTCCAGTTACACCCTCAAGTAATACGGGAGTTCCTACTGAGAACCCGTGAGCATCAGATGTTGTAACCTCTGCAGTTGTTGTGAATACGTTTGTGCTAACAAAGTCAGTAACAATACTACTGATTGTTTTAGGACCTGCTGTGTTAGGACCTACGATTCTGTTCTCTTCTACACGTGCCTGTAGTTCGTCAGCAGATATAACACTTGTGCTATCAGGAATATCTTGCCATGCTTTTGCTACTTTCTGATAGTATAGTTGTAAGTCAGTAACTGACAATGCATTACCATCAGTTCCGTTTACTGTGGTCTGAACATTCTTACCATCAGCATACTCAAAACATGTAAGTTTGTGGTGTGAATATGTTGGTGGTGAAGATGCACTTGGTTGTGCAGGGTCTTTATACACACCCTGTGATATACCATCAAAGAATGAGAACTGCCAGAAGTAACAACCACCTGTTACACGGAAGATTGCACTAGGATTTATTGATCCAGATGTAGGATCGGGAACATATAGAGGACGTAATTTAGTCTTACGTAAGTCCATACCTACGATAGATGTTCCTCTTGGAACTATTACACCACCCTCTATTGAGTTAAATTTATATAAAATATTGTTTGGATTTATATTACCACTATCATCTACCAGTGTGACGTCGCTAGAAGCACTTAATTCTGCAATGTCATTTGGTATGAATGCTTGACCAGATGTATTTGAGCCAGGTCTGTTGTCAATAACATAGTCGCCAGGATATAATACAATACTAAATGACTCGAATGTATCGTTAAACTGTCCACTCTTGTATGAGAATCTAGCTGCCTCAATTAGTGCCCTTTGTATGCTTTTAAAAGGACGGTTTGGTGAGTTACCTCTATTGTCAAAACTGTCTGATGCATCAAAATCATCTGAGTTGACATATAGGCAACGTCCAGTTTTTGATGTAAAGACGTTCTTTAGTCTTGTAAGTGCCATCTTTTATATGTGTTATGAGAGTGATTCAGCAGTTTCTTCAAATCCAATTAGGGAGAATGAAACAGCAGCGGAAGAACTAACAAAAATAGTTTGATAAGATCCTAAGACCAAACCAGTCAACTCAAAAGTAGAAGCGTCAGAGACTGACTTACCTCTTGTAATATACTGATAGTCAGCACATTGTGATACAGCAGATACTAATACCTCAGTGCCCGCAGCATCAATAAACTCTGTAGCTGGTGTTGTGTTTCCTGCTGCAGCGAATCTAGTTACTGTAGTTCCAACTGGTCTCCAGATTCTGCCATTAGATCTGTTGAGATTGTTGTTACTTTGCTCACGAACTTCACTAGCGTTGTTCGCATATAGGTGAACATAATCTAAATTGTTTCTGAACTCACGATTCTGTAAAAATATTGTTCCAGTAAGTGAATCATAAAACCTAACGATACCTGAGTGACCGTTAGTTCCACCAGTTCCTGCATATGAAGAACCCGCAGAACATGTTGCACCAGATGTTCCACCAGTAAAGTTGGTGTCACCAGATACCTCTAACCCTAGTGGGTGAGACATGTTTCTTAACCACAATTTTTTATTAACTGTGTCTGAATAATGAATTACTGCAGTTTGTGCGTTAGGAGTTCTGTTTGAGTTATTCCAACTCAAAGTCTCTCCTACTTGGAATGTTCCAGACTCGTTTCCATACTCTAAAACAACTGATGTTGTATAGTTAGTTGGCGTTCCTGATGGAAAGGCAAATGCACCATAGTTTGCAGGAGAACCAGGTTGTGATCCTAGTGCATCAAGTTGTATAACGTCTGTCTGTTCTACTATTCCAACATCTATAGTGGCAGCACCACCTGTATTATTTGCAACAATTAATTTTGCACTAGTCAATGTAGCAGTAGGGCACGTATACATTGCCCACCCATTAGTCGCTACTGCGTTAGCGTTTGCAGCAACCGTTTGGTTAGTATATTTTGATACTGTTGGAGTAAAGGTTGCTAGAACTCCATTTTGTTTTACCGCCATGATTGATTAATTAGCTAAAAAGTAAACTCTGCCTCGTGAAAGACCTCCACCTCCGCTTATTGCGTCTAGTGTGGTGGTGGCGTTAGTTGTTGGATCAGTAAGAACCAACTGTCTAGCAGATATTTTACCACCTGTGTTGTTTGTAGGATTGGTTGTGACAATTTCTATGTCACCATCAATTTTAGTGTTTCCAGAAACATCCAACTTTACAGATGGTGTTTTACCAATACCAAAGTTACCAGAAGCGTCTAGGACTGCTTCATCAGTTCCAACGTAATTGGTGAAATGTAATCCAATAGCAGCAACACCCTTTTGAAGGATGAGTTTTCCTGCGGATCCATTTCCTGCAATAATAGTAGAACCTGTAGAATATATAGATCCCTCAACCTCTAGGTTATATGTGGTTGCGGGTCTACCAATACCTAGTTTAGTAGGATCAAGTTGGGAACCGAACTGGAAGTCAGTTCCTGTAGCAGCGGTAATATTACCGCCATTTACGATATTGCCCCCGAAGACTGCATTACCAGTGCTAGAATCCAGAGTAAACTTATCAGTAGCGATAGTGATGTCGCCACTGCCAGTGATAGATGTGACAGCATCTATTGCACCTCCAATTGAAATTCCTGTATTTGTTGTGACTAATTTTTGAGATCCACCATAACCAATACCAACAGCACCAGTATTAGCAATTGTTATGGTATCCCACTGTAAGGATCCACCACTAACTTGTCTTATTTTAAATGGTAGTCCATCTGTGGTGCTTGTATTTCCTCTTAGAAGAAACTCACCTTCACCGTTATCATACTGACTAAGTTTAATTCCTGTAGGAGCATCTACTTTGTAAGTGTCATTTACTACGACAACACCATAAACGTTCTGATCATCAGTAGCAACTGTAAGGACATTGTTTCCTGTGCCATTATCATTTAAAGTTAAACTGTTTGCTGTTGCATCAGTAGCAGTAAAACCTTGGTTAAAAATAACTGAGTTAGAGAATGTTGTTGATGAAGCAAATGTCGCTGCAGCATTAACAGTCAAACTGTCTGATGCTTCATTACCAATGGTAGCGTTGCCTGTGGAAGCAAAACTTTCTATTGCAAGAGTTCCAGTAAATATAGGAGATACTAGAGTCTTGTTCTCAAGAGTCTGTGTTGCTTTCAGTGTTGTAAGTTCATCAGTTGTGTTAGTCAATCCCTGATTAGATGGGAATGAATACACATTTGTCAAACCAGCTACTAGGTTTGCTGAACTAAACTTTGCTACTTTTGTTTCATCAATCGAGTTAGGAACTATAAAGTTAAGATCATTGATTGCTAAAACAGAACCTAGACGTATCTTACCTGTTCCCTGTGCAGAAATGGTAAAGTCTAGGTTAGTATCAGCATCATCTTTTGCTTGTATATTAAGGGTCGTTCCTACTTTCTGTAAGTTAAGTCTAGCATTTCCCATCGCAAGACCAACCTGTCCCTGAGTCTCGGAGAAAACACCAGTAGCGGTCTTGCCCTCAAAGCGAACGCCAGGTGCTGTAAATGTTCCAGAAGGGACTGCAGTAAAAATGCTTCCTACTGCTGATCTTTTATTTTGATCGGTTGGGTCTGAGTTATCTAATAACAGCAGCGTATCGGAACTTGATACTTGTCCTGCTCCTAATAATGTAAGGTCAGATATCTTACGAGTTGCCACTACATGCTTACAGTAATACTATCAAGTCTATTTATACTTTCTTTTTGAATGTAAAGAATCCCTCTGCACCTTCCCAGTAACCTTTGTCCCATGTGTGGTATTCATTACGATATAATCTTGCTTGACTCTCTAATGATTTACCTTTATATGTGCATTCTGGTTCGGATGTGCCTTCCCAATAGTGACCACCCTCTACAAATGAGAACACCATATCACATGCAGGATTCTTTATTATTATAATAGGACAATTTGCACCTAGAACGTGTGGTTCTGTTACCTCCACAGTCTGTTCTCTGTATGGTTCTTTTGAGTAGCTATATCTAGACGTAGTGTGGAATCTAGAATCACCTATCTTTTCATGTTTAACTATTATATGTGCCCATTTCGTAGGATTTGATGCTGCCTGTGACCAGTTATCAAACTCACCCTCGAACCATTCACAAAAACTTTTTTTCATCTTTCAAAGTAACTGATGTTTAAAACAAGACGACGATCTACATCTGTGGCAGGAACCCCTCTATGTTCCATATTAGTATCAAATATTAGTGCAGTGTTTGTTCTGCTATAAAACTTCTCGCCTGTCTTGAATTCTGTATAACCGTTGTTATCATTTAAGTATAGCACACATGTCTTACTTGGTGTGGATATTTGCCAATCCGTATGCCATTCTTGCTCTGGTGCATTCCTAGGAGTAGCATTTAATTTTACTCTTAATATAGCAATGACCCCTAACTGCTCAGTTGCAGTCATGAGACATCTATTCATAGTAGGATTCATCGCACTGGAGAACTGATGATCAAAATATAATAAGTTTACATATTGCTCTGGTTCTCCAATGGATTGTGTCCAATACCATGGAAAGTTAGGACTATTGAATTGAGCTAGCAATTCAGTAAATGTATAATATTTAAGAAAGTCCTTGACTACCTTAATCTTGCTCATCTAATTCTTTTAAATCATTATGTAACTGTTCTGTAGCAGCAATTTGTGGGTTAATGTATTTGCCAGGTGGGTTTGCCATGAAAGGACTGTCTGGATGTGGAACCTTAGTTTGCTTGCTCTTGTATGCTGCAGCGTTTATCTTCTTCTTCTTTCCTTTGTTTGCTTTTGCTTTCTTGATTGTTTCAATTGCATTACCAACCGTCACGATATCTCCTGCCATTTCGTCAGGGATCTCGATACCGAAGCATTCTTCTAAGAACATGACAAGTTCTACCATGTCAAGACTATCTGCTTCAAGGTCAATAAATTTTGTGTCCCATTCTATCTTGTCCATCTCCACTTTATCTCCTAAAGTTTCTTTGATAGCAAGTTGTGCTATTTTCAGCATCATGGGTTTAGTGATCTTCTTGGAGTCTCTTAAGATCTCTTTGATTTCACTGTAAGTTTTGTTGTAAGACATTAGACGTAGGTTACCTCTTCACTTGTTAACATGTCACGAACGACTTCAAGGACTCTCATGAATTGTTCTGCATCGCAGTCAATTCTTTTAGTGTCCCCAGTATCACTTACTATTGTAAATGATCTCGATGTAATGTCAACTATGACCTTTTCGAGTTTCTCTTCTTCGTCGTAGAACATGGTTATGCAATAGATATGAGAATATTATAGCACGCCATTGGCACTATGTAAAGTAGGTAGAATTACCTGCTCTGCTTGCTCTTCTAATTGTGTCCTCGATCTTGCCTATGAGATCAAGTCCTGCCTGTCTGTTTTCTTGCATGTGCTTCATCGCATGCTCTGTCTTATCTTCCCTTACCATTTCTTCGACGAAATCGTCTAAATGCTTTGCAAGAATGCTTTTCAAAAATTTAGCTTCCTGCATAGTTACTGACATATGGTGTTGTGTCATGTGTTTTTGTAAATGCTGCTATCAATTCAAGTATATGTTTGTGGCATCTATATCTACGTTGCCATTTACATTGATTCTATAAGCATTACTATCAGGTGATGAGATCATTCCAGTGAATGCACCTCCATCAATACATGATATATCAGCACCATCTACTTGTGTCTTAACTTTACCGCCCACCTGAGACAGTAAGTTACCACCAACCTGTTCGTATCGGCATCCAGATGCCTTTGTGCGAAGGTCTCCATCACTATTGATAGAGAATGTAGATGTTTCTTTTAATATCTTAACTTCATAATTACCTTTTACGTTCTCTTTTACGGAACCGCCTTCACTCAAATCATTTTCCAAGAACGTTGTCTTGTTTGTGTAGGCATTGGATTCTAATTTCATTTCGTTCTTAGCTTGTATTGCTAAGTTCTCGTCTGACTGAATAGTGCATACACCACCGACTTGCATCTGGTAGTTGCCATTTACTCTGTCAAATCTATCACCCTCAACTTCACTATGCATGTCACCTTCAACGTATATGTTGACATCACCAATTACATGCAGTGCCATTCTGTCATTGTCCACATCCTTGCCTATTTTTATAACAAGATTGTGGTCTGATAGAATATATGTATCATTATATGAAACTAGAGAGTTGTTATTCTTCTCATCTAAGTTAAGGAAATTACCATTTGCATTGAGCAAACGTATGTATTCACCATCCTTTGTATTGTTCATCTCGAACATATGTCCTGCAGATGTCGATTGAACAAAGTTTCTAGGATATCTTATTCTTACCTTTGATAAAAGGTTCGCTAAGTTAGTTCCACCTGTAAATAAATTAATTGCCATTAGTAACCTCCATAACCACCTTGCTGTTGGTTATTGTTTTGTTGCTGCTGCTGTTGATTGTTCTGCTGCTGTTGCTGTTGTTGATTGTTCTGTTGTTGAGTTTGTTGTGTTTGTTGCTGCTGTGTTCCTGTGTCAGGAGTTACAGGTGTAGATACTGGATCTGCAACGGTAGGAGTAGAAACTGTAGTTGTGTCACTATCAGTTGTAGTCTCCTCTAATTGACTGTCAATTAAGTTAAATCCTCTATCTGCCAATCCATCATCCTCTTCTTCCTTTGCAGATTTTATCATAGGATGACCCACACAGTCAACATATTGTGTCAATGGTAAAACATTATTTTCTCTGAGTTCTCTTGGACTTGTGTATTCATATACTACACTGACCTCTGCACCAGTTCCAGTTCCCTCTATATCATTAGCTTCAAATCCTAAATCTTCCACGACAGGTTTAACAAATCCCAATACAGATTCAGTCAAATCTAATTCTACCAGTCTACCTTGAGCATCTTTAGTTGCAGTTCCTATCTGTCTTTTCTTTGTGCCAGTTCCAATAGTGATAACTGGGTTGACATAGTTTCTACCAACGTTCCTTACACTTAACTTATCAACTTTAGGAATTATGTCACCACACTTAGCATAGATCGCTGTTGCTCCTTGTGGTATTACCAGTGTTGGGAACTTACCGTCAAAGTTTAATACAAACTCATGTCCAGATTTAGTTTTTAGATTCATACCCACTTCTAATTGTGGATTGAAAGATGGATCTATAGTTGCTAACAATATATGATCTGGATCATAGTCAGTATCCACAACTTGTAATATATCAGGGTTACCTAGAACTACATGTTCTACAAACTCTCCATCACTAAGATGCTCTTGTAGTCCTAATTTATTAACTAGAACTCCATACTGCTCATTAGGACAGTATGTGCTTGCAGGATCAAATCCATATCCTATGCCAGGATTGATTACCTCTATAGAATCTACCTTTCCATTGACTATGTTTGGTTTGAACTTAGCACCACTACCCTCTGGGTCGTTACATGTAAATTGTGCTTTGACTGATGCTTCAGCGTTGACATTAGTTCCTTTCTTATTCATCAACACACCAAGAATCTGTCCTATGTCATCTACTATAGGCAATGCTCTTACTGGACTTGTTGATTGTAGATTATCCCATACTAATTCTGGGAAGCATGGTTTCTTATTCAAGATAGAGTTAGAACAATTGACTGCCTCGCTAGAAACATTACCTTGAGAGTCATAGAAGTTAATACCCTCAAACTTCTCTAGAGGTCCTCGTGTATCAAATGCTTTCTCTGTCAAACCTGTTGCAATTCCCGCTGCACTGTTTAGATCAACTAATGCACCGCTTGTAGTGTCAAATATTTTCTTGACTCCATTACGATCTATAGTTGGAACAAAACCATTCTTAGGTATACCTTTACCAACAACTGATATAGAGTTTGGTGGTTTGATCTTATACTGACTGATTGCTTTAGCTGCTGCTTCAAGTCCTTTTGGTTTAGCACCAAGACCTGTCTCAAATACTGATGCACCGATAGAACATGATAACTGACCATCGA